GAAGCTACAGCAGTTGGATCAGTAGAATAATTTCCAGAGAAACGCACAGGTGGATTTTGCAAGGGAACGGTTATGGCTCGCATAATTGACTTTAGATCATTTGGAACCAAATAAGAGACGCCTCTCGGTATTTTCTCTTGTTTAACACGCTCACCTATTTCCTTAGCAGCCTTTTCAATTACTTTCACTTCACTTTTATTATTTATACGATATTTCTTTTTACGTTTAACTTTTGGTTTTGTTGATTTCTTAGGAACTATTTGAGTCTCTTTTGTACTCATTTTATAATTATTGGGATTTACGCATACAGCCGCCCTTGATCAGAGCTTGTTGTAACACAGATGGCGTAAAAAATAAACCACCCTCTGTGCGATCAACATAGAGACGCAATACCAGTTCCTTTGAAGGTATATCCATTAAAAGATGCTCTATTTCTGGATCAGCACTTATAAGAAGTTTTGGTGATCGAAATTTACGATAATATTCAGCCATAGGGTTGAAATAATCATAACCATTGACACCATCATCTTCATCAAAATAAGTTTCTATCATTAATGACACGAGCACTTGAAATAGGATATCCGGCCTATGGGACTTGGGACCGAAATATAAAGAATGTTTAGCTTTAAAGAGAGAATTTGTGGGAACATGCATCAATTTCCCATTATAATAGATTTCCTTTATCTGGAACCCTAAAAAGGTCAGATTTAAAAGAGAGTTATAAACCTTGGATTTTTTAGCATCCAATATACAACCGAAATCATCATAAGAATGTGCACGATGTTCAAAATTTGTTTTATCCTTAAAATAAGAGGTTACTATTTTATTGTTATCATCAGAATACTGCATAAAGGCAATTCTTTCATGTACAAAATTAAAACCATACAATATTTCTGATCTATGTTTAAAATAAAATGTCAATATCTTAGTAAAGTCAGGCATGTAAACATCACCAGTAGTATTCCATCTATCCAAAATTGGGATCAATGGAGTAACATCCAGTGGAAAATCAAACATATCAACAAGATCATAATATTCAATAGTGCGAACACCAATATTATTATCATGAGTTGTTGATGCGGAGCCAGAATTATTACCAGTAAATTTTTGATATAAAAACCCATCTTTCATCATAATAAAAGATTGACAAATATTAGTATAATAATACTTCAGACGATCAAATAAATCCTGGTTTCTAAGGCCAGAATCAGTAGTCACATAAGCAAGCATCATACAAACAATAAACAGTAACCAGGACATACGCGAGTCCCATTTACTAACATCATCTTCCTCAACTTTATATTCTCTGTTATTTATCCAATTTTTTAAAAATTCCAAGAAGTCTTCTAAACCTGCATGTTGCTTTGCAAAGCCACACATAAAAGGGGAACCAGGACCTTTATACTTCATACTATCCATGTAAGGATTAAGAAGTCGCTTTCCAAATAACTCAAGACAAACATCAACATTTATAAAAATGCGACATTCACCCATTATCACCTTTATAGTCGACACCATTTCATCCTTCCCACTAACAGTACTAGCTATGAAAAGATTCTCAATATGAGCTCTATCATAGAAATAATCAATCTCTGGACCTGGATACTCAATAGCATCCTTTTTACTGGGGTTATGCATATAACGCCTCCACATATGTGTTAATTTAGCTTTTGGATTAAAAGTAATACCATCAAAACTCCTAAGAGGTTGAAGTTTACCAATTTGTTTATCATTAAGCATTAGCATCAACATGAGAGCCTTCCCAAAACGATTTAAATCAAGTTTTTTAGGATCAGGTTTATTATCATACTTTTCCACATTTATATACTCCTTGTGAATATCTGACTGCATATACCTATATTTTTGCAATCTGGGTATATCATTAGCCATATAAGACACCACAAAGGGCAATGGTTTATGTTTATAATTAGCATGACCTGGAATTGTATTAGATTTTAAATAACCTACATACTTCATATATTTAAAGAGCCTAGGAGCCGTGGGCAATTCATTGACCATCACCACTTCACGGAAGCGTGTAAAGGTATTATTACCTTCCTCCATTGCTTCCTGCCCATCGAGTGGCGGGCAAATTAATTTTTTGAGACAGCTGCATCATCAGGAACACTACCCCATGAAAATAGAGTAGATGCCTTGACAAGAGCACTTTCCTTTTTACTTTGGACAGGAGATTGGACAGGAGATTTCATCATCTTCCTTACTTCTTCTGCCACCATTTCAGCGAATACTTTCTCATCAACATGAGCTGGAATCTTAAAAACACTATCAGCAGTTGCAGACATGATTGATTCCTTTTCAGGAACCTTCACTTTGGTTGATTCCTTTTCAGGAGCCTTTGCTTGCTCTTCTTTTGCTAATTTACGTTGTTTTTGTTTAAAATTTCGTTCACGTTGCTTTTGTTTTTGTTCAGGAGTCTTCTGCTTCTTCCCATTATTCTGTTGTACAGTAGGAGTTGATACTTCAGTTCTTTGTACAACTTGTTGAGATGCAGGAGCGCTTACAGAAGTTTGTACTGGATGAGAAAAATTAATTTGACGATAAAAATCACGATCATTTTTAATCTTTGTCATTTCATCATCAAGAAGTTTCATCTTTGGACCAAGAACAGCTTTATAATCTTCAACAAAATGAATATCTTGATTTTGTATGGCTTTCAATTGGTCTTCTAAATGTCGTCTATGCATAAGAATACCACTAATTGCATGGTCATAATACTCTTCATAACTACTAAATTGTCTTGGACTTGTAGTCTGGAGATTCGAAACCAATCGATCTACCCTTGCAGAATAATCATTCAACAATTCTTTGTGTTGTAACTCAACCGCTTCTGAAACTTGAGGTCTAGGTCTTAATGGCCTTTGTGGCAAAATTCGTTTTTCCGGAACTAATGTTTCTCCAACGACCTCTTCTACCTCAGGTGTTTCAACTTTCTTATTTTTAGGTTTTTGTTTTTTGCTTTTCTTAACAGTAGGCTCATAAAGATCATCATAATTACCTTTATTACCTTTCGCAGCTTCACTTTTATTAAGAAATGAATCCTCTATTATCTCAGCTTGATCACGGAAATTAAGAGCACTCTCTTTGATACCACCTTTTCTAGGAACACGTTTCTTTTTAGGTGATCCCATTTGAGTTTCTTGTGTATTTCCATCTTCAAAATTCTTAAGGGATTCCCAGATTGAATCATCAATTAGGGTCTTAATAGCTTTATATAATTCAGGACTATCTTCCAAAATAAAATTATATTTACCAGTTGTAACATCAGCACGAGCTTGTAAAACTTGATTTGGAGTCATAGCATCTAAAGTTAACTGATAAACATTTGTTGGTGACACTAAATCCATACCATTTTCATGGGTCTTAATCTCCAATAAATCTTTCTTCTTAAAATCCAAAACTTCATAAATTGAAGTCTCGGGAACAGAACCAGTTTGAGAATATGGAAAAGGTTTCAAAGACAATGCTTCTATTTCTTTAAGTGGAATTTCTTTTGATAGATGCGATATAATATCAGCATCAAACAATTCACCTTGATTAAAAGCATGTTTACCATCAGTATGCACACCAATTGTTGAAAATCCCGTTGAGGTTTCAACAATTATTGGAGCACCTGAACAACCTTTGTATGTTGAAGCAAAATAAAAGCCACATTTAGCTAATATTCCACAAGCTCTTCCTTTAAATGTTTTCCGATCAGGCATAACCTTGTAACCAATTACACAAGCTTGAGTATCGAGAGGAACTCTAATTCTATAATCAAGAGTTTTCAAAGAATCTTCAACCTTCTTATCATTTATCGAGAAAATAACAAAATCCCTCACAGAAAATATAATGACACATGAAAATGTGCCACTATTTGTTCTAATGCGAATGGATTCTGGTTTTCCCAATTGACATGGTAATCTAGTAGAAAAATTATGACCAGCTGAAACAAAATACTTTCCAACCTTTGCAGCAGTTCCTACTATACGATCCTCATAAACAAGAGGGAAGACAGCATCACCAAGGGAATCATTAGTAAACATAGAATCTTGAATAGCAGATTCTTTTGTAGATTTCTTGACAATTTTTTGAGCTTCAGGTAAAATTTCATATTTTTGCAACATGTAACTTGGTAAGAACGATGGAAGAAATTGAATTGGAATAACAAACTTTCCAGTAACAAGCCATTGTACAATAGCAGAAAAGAGATCATTTGGGACCTCCCACGAAGAATAGGTTTTGTGTTCATTTTGACCAATAACAACTGATGATACACTAAGTCTAACACGCGGGGCAGTGTAAAAAGATTGAATGGTACGAACAAATTCAATTCCCCAAAGCAATGTAGCAAGTAAGCCAACCAAAGACAAATGTGTAAAGAAGTATATGTTAGAAACAAAAATACACAAAGTAAGTATTGGGATTGTAGAAGATTGATAAGAACGGAACAAATTGTAAACCAAATAAGGATACCAAATAAAGCTTCGTAAATCTGAAGACATGAATGGAAATAAGTATAAGTAGATGTAAGAGGCAAGGAATGGCGCCTCCTGAATAATAAATATATCAGGAACCAAACTCTGACTAATAGGATCCAAATAAAATATAACAAAAAATACCTTTGGGATAAATCTAAGAAACAACGTAATAATAAAAATGAGAACAGAATATAAAAGAATTCGAACCATTTCCATTGCATATGAAATAAAGACTGTAACATCAACCGTAGGATACATGAAATGACTGTACAAATAGTTATATGGTATTGTATAATTTCGAAATTGATCAAATTGTTCATATAATCCATCCATAGGGGAACCAAATAAATGAAATGACTTGAGAGATCTAGAAGCACAAATTTGCAAAAGAGAACGATACTTTGCAGGAGAAGAATAAACATAAGGACAAAATACATCATAAGAATCAACTGAGCACATATGTTCATCAATTGTGTTATCAAAAATGACTTCACAAAGATCTTTATATAGTACAACAGCCGCAATACGATTTTGTGTTTTACGTAATACCTCCATCTCTTGTAAAGCAGCGAAATAGCAAGTACACGAAGATGGTTGATAGTAGTTTTCGAAGTTCGGAGATTGTGAATGATCCTCAATGATATGAGATCGTTGTCGTCGCAATTCAGCAATTTCCAAATCACCTTCTTGTTGAATCTCCGATATAATTTCATCAGATTTCTGATCAGCTTCAATAGATGATTTCTTTTGATCTTCAAGAAATTTTTTAAAACCATCAACTTGTGATTGAACGTCTGATTTTGAATTATCAGACTCTTTATCAGAAATTGATAAAAGATGTGTATTACGTGTAGACACAGAATGACCTGGAGCTGGGTAGAAGGCGAGAAAACACACAAAAACACACAACCAAAAAATGGTAGTGTAAGAAATTGTACGCACAGGCTTGTAAGAAATGCGCATAGTAGCTGAAAAAGCACTATGCTCTTCTTCTTGAACAGGCCTCCGTCTCATCTCACGAACGACCGATACGGCAACATTATCTGCAATTTCCTGCAAGATTTTCTCTCTATCAAGAGACTGATTTTTTTCAGGATCAGTATTTGGTAACTCCTCTTCTTCATCAGAGGAACTTTCAATTAGAGTAACAGTAGGAGCAAGATTTCTATGAACAACATTTTCATGTTGACATGATTTGGGCTTGTTGTTATTCTTTGAAACAACAAATTGCTCCCACATATTGGCGAGCTGCATATTTATAACCAAAACAACACCATCAGATTGCCCTACAAAAGCTCGAGCCACATCAAACCAAGTATTGAATTTAACTCCGACAGATTCGGAGGATTCACTTGAGTCATCTGAGACAAGAACTTTAATGGACTTTTGAGGTGCATGGTATACCTTTGTCTTAACATTGAGTTCATACATCAATGGACACTCATCATGTTTATCAAGATAAACACATTTGTTCACACCATTTGAGGTGCAAATATGATCAGAGGTGACATTTTTGTCACTTTTAGGTAACGGGTTCTCAGGCCCGTTTTCATTTGCAGAAATGAATAAATCGTTT